TTACCTTCTAGATGTTTGGGGAAGGGGATTACTTCAATCTCCGCCCCTTCTTTTTTGGCAATCAATTCTGCAACCTCATGGAATGAGATAGGATTGCCAGTCCCAACATCATAGATGCCGCTCCCTGCCGTATTATCTAGGACAACATCTACCACATCATTCACACATACAAAATCTCTAAAAGCATATTCAGAATCTTCAAAGATCTTAATTACTTTACTTTCTTTAGCTTGTTTGGTGAACTTACTGATTGGACTTGCTTGATCTCCTTTATGTTCTTCGCCTTCTCCATATACATTAAAGTATCTAAATCCTTGCACCTGTTCAAACCTATCCATATTATCTAATACCCAGTAATCCACAGTTGCTTTTGATAGTGCATAGAAGTTTAGTGGATTGATAGTTCCCTTCAGATATCCATATTCACTATGAATCTTACCATACACAGATGCAGATGAGGCGTATTTGACTGGGATAGAATATTCTATTGCTTTCTCGAACAGTTCAATAGAGAACTCTACATTGTACTTGTGAATTTTATTTACGTCTGTCTCTGTAGTGCTGGATATTGCTCCTTGATGTAATATGTAATCTACTTTATCCCATCTATCATACTGCTTTAAGAAATCAAAAGCATGTGATTGTTCTACTTGATATAAATTTTCACCTCCTATCTTATTTGCAAAAGCTTTACCTATGAAACCTTTTGACCCTGTAAGAATAATATCGTGCATTATGATGGAAAATGTAATGGTATAAAGAATACTTGGACTAATCTATAAGTATCACCCTCAAACCAGCCTGGTTTGTCGTATGATCCGTGGAGAATATTGTCAGGATACATGACCATTCTATTGTATTTCATCTCAGCTAAGTGTATCAACTCCCAAGGACCTACACTATCTGTCACAATCTCCTTTCTCCATATACCATCTTGAAATGGATTAACTTGCTGTCCGTTATATGTATAAAACCCAGTGCCACCCTGACATTCTTTAGGTTTATTGAGATAAATTACACCAGCCCACCCTCTTGTTTGATTCTCTACTGGATAGTCTACATGTGGTATGGTAGATCTTTTTGTTGATTGAGTTATATTTACTGAGAACGGAACGGCTTTGCATGCCTCATCAAAGGTAACAGATTCTTGCATAGTCAAACCATATACATTATCTGCTATTTGTCTCCATACCTCGTGCATATGATCAAGATTCATATTCATATCAACTCTAGATCCAGGCAGTCCACCACACACTCTTGGATTGTTTGTGGGTGGACACCTAAGTGCGAGATTCCTCACCTTATCTGGATTCTTGTAAAAATTATCAATATAAACTATCGGTGTTTCTTGCCACCCCATGAGTTCTACCCTTGCATCTAAATCATCACTGATTGCAAAGGTTTCTGCTTCGTCAATAAAATACTTTTTCATATAACTAAATACTTCGGAGAACTAATGTGGAGAAGTTGTGGCAAAACCTAATAGTAAAGATGGTTTGAAAGAATATGCTCTTAGGAAACTTGGAAAACCAGTTCTAGAAATCAATGTTGACGATGATCAGATTGATGATCTAATCGACGATGCCATCCAATTGTTTCATGAGAGACATGGTGAAGGTATTGATAGAGTCTTCCTAAAACATAAACTTACCCCTGCTGAGAAAACAGCTATGAAGGGTACAGCTGCGACAACTACTGGTACTAGTACTCATGGTGGTCTTGCAACCGCTGACTACACTGAGGGTGCGAACTACCTTCCTTTACCTGACAGTATTATTGGAATAAACAAAGTATTTAAAGCAGACTCCTCTACCATATCGGCAGGGATGTTCAATATCAAATACCAGATCTTCCTTAATGATTTATACTACTACGGCGCAATCGATTTGCTCAACTATGGTATGGTGAAATCATATCTAGAAACTCTAGATTATATGCTTAATCCAGACGTTCAACTAAGATTCAATAAAAAGAATAGTAGATTATACTTAGACTTAAACGTAAATGAACTTACTGATAATCATTTCCTAATCATAGATGCCTTTAGGATAGTTGATCCTCAAAGCGAAACTGCTGTGTATAACGATCACTGGCTTAAGCAGTATACCACTGCACTGATCAAACGTCAATGGGGACAGAACTTAATCAAGTTCACTGGTGTCAAATTGCCTGGCGGATTAGAACTTAATGGTAGACAATTATATGATGATGCTGTCATGGAGTTAGAAAAACTAGATGAGAAGTTAATGCAAGAATATGCAATGCCACCTTTAGACTTTGTTGGATAATGCCTTTATCACCCTTCTTTCTAAATGGATCTCCAAGTGAACAAAGACTAGTTCAAGACTTGGTGAACGAACACTTACAACTGTTCGGACAGGATGTTTTGTATCTTCCTAGAAAGATCATCAATCAGAATACAGTTATAAGAGAGATCACAGCATCCAAGTTTGACGATAGTTTTAGATTGGAAGCGTATCTTGTTAATGTAGATGGTTTTGGAACTCCTTCCGATGTGTTGACAAAGTTCGGTGTCAGAGATCAAGATGAAATCACACTGGTTGTATCTAAAGAAAGATACGATGATTTCATAGCACCATTCATGAAGTTATTTCCAGAGGATGAGAGAGTCAATGCTCAAACTCCAAATGAAGGTGATCTGATTTATCTGCCTCTTGACAATGCCTTGTTTGAAATCAAGTACATTGAAAGAAAAGTACCTTTCTACCAGTTAAATGAACTCTTCATGTATGAGTTTAGATGTGAGATCTTTGAGCCTGAGGATGAGGTTATTGATCTACCAGATGGATTGACTGATAAGAATGGTGAAGATGTTGATGATGGTATCATTACTCGTGGTAATATTATTACTCTACAATTAGAGAAAGATGACAACCAAAATGCTTTGGGATATGTATCTCTAGCATCCACAGTTCCTGGCGTAAAATCTGTTCAGTTTATTTCATTGATAGATGATGGTAATTACTTAGGAACTCCGTCAGTACAAATATTCAAACCAAAAGTAGGGAACCAAGCAACTGGTACAGTGACTATTGCGGAAGGTGGCATAGACACAGTAACTCTTACAACTAGCGGATCTAATTATCTTAGTGTTCCTACTGTAACATTTACTCCACCCAATTTAACCACATCATCACAGATTAAATTTGGTAACAATTCTCTACATCATACTGCTATCACAGATGTTATTGGTGCTAATTTCCATTTTGCAACCAACGTAGATTCTAGAGATAGTGGCAACGGTAGGCTATCATTAAGTTTCTGGTTGTATCCTACTAAGTTTGACCCAGCAGTCAATGGTGGAACAGTCATGTGGACTGATAGATTCAAGATATATTACAGAGAGACAGGAAACATAGTGTTTGCTTCTGGTTCTGGATCTATTGAAAACACTACACAACTCAATCTAAATGCTTGGAACTTCATCAGAGTAGAACAATATAACACTGATGCAACCATATCTGTAAATGGAACTGTAAGTAACAGTTTGAATACAGCAAACCCAATCATGTTCTTTGCAGGCGATTCTCTCAAGTTAGGTGCTGATACTGCTGGTGCTGGATTCATTCCTAGTCAGACTGCATCATTCGAGGGATTCTTAGATCACCTAACTATCAACTTAACTGGTGATAATTCTACAAGAACTGCCAGTGCAGAACAAGTTCCAACATCAGAAACTCAACAAGAGACTGATGTACAGACAAATAGTAACGCTACATTCATCCGTAAGATGGATAGTGAGATGCCACAAGTGATTGCAACCACAGATGCTAACAAGGTTGTAACTGGATTGACTATCAATTACGAAGGATGGGGATATACGTCAGTTCCTATCATGACTATTGAAGCGCCATCACTAGGATCTCAAGCAACTGCTGTTGCAATTATGACAAGTAGAAGTGGTGTTCCGAATCAATCTATAGACAGAATACTAATTACAAATCCTGGCTTTGGATATACAGAACCACCAATAGTAACTCTTAATGGTGGTAATCCAATATCCGCTGGTGTTGCTACCGCTGTCATATCAGAAGCAGTATTAGGTCCTATAGGAATTACGACTGGTGGTAAAGGATATACGTTTACACCTACTGTTGGTATTACATCTGTTTACATACAACAATCAAATGAAACAGAACCTTTGATTATGAACGCACAGGCAGAAGCAGTGGTAAGCACCGCTGGTACAGTCAAAGAAATCAGATATAGTAATGCTGGTGCTGGTTACACTAATACAACTGCATACGTTGCCATAGGTTCAGTGACATCTAATTCCTTTGGTGAGTTTGATGTAGATGAGTTGGTAACACAAGTGTCTACAGGAACTAGTGCGTATGTGGCTGACTGGGATACTGCAAATAATATCCTCAAAGTTGTTGCAGCAAGTGGTGACTTTACTATAGGAGAGACAATCGTTGGTGCAGCTGCAAGTTACAGAATCTTATCAACAGGAAATGACCTTTCATCTGATATACCTTTCGCTAGTAACGAGGTTATAGAGACAGAGGCAGACGAGATTCTAGACTTCTCAGAACGAAATCCTTTTGGGGAATTCTAAATAGTTTCATAAGGTGGTAATATTATGTTAACAAATCATTTCTATCATGAGATAATCCGTAAGACTATCGTGGCTTTCGGAACCCTCTTTAATAATCTTGAGATCCAACATACAGACAAGGCTGGCAAGACAGTAAGCGTTGTCAAAGTTCCAGTATCTTACGGTCCTCAACAGAAATTCTTAGCAAGAGTATCTCAAGGTAGAGATTATCAAGGAGATAGTACCATAGGAACTACATTGACATTGCCTAGAATGTCTTTTGAAGTTATTGGAATGAACTATGATTCTACAAGAAAAGTCTCAACCATGCAGACTTTCAAATCCACTAACAAGAAAACAAATAAAATGATCAAGGCATTTATGCCTGTTCCATATAATATTAATATGCAACTTAGTATCCTTTCTAAACTCAATGAGGATGCAATACAGATTTTAGAACAGATACTACC